ATCTGTCAGGAACCATACTGAAGTCTATGATCTTCGCGCCTCTCAACTGACCGAAATGTTCTCTATAAAATTTCATAGCTTGTTTATCCAGTATCATACCGCTCCCTCCATCGGTTCAACGTCATCAGGCTCAACGTGCCACGTTCCATACTTAACGTCAGCATACTCGAAGTTCTCCATGAACTTTTGCTGTGCCTCTTTAGGACTGTCAGCCTCGACAGTCTCAGATAGTTCTACTCTAACCTCATACCGCATGAGCTTCCTCCTCCTCGAACTCTGGTTCCCACGAACGATCATGTCCGTTGATGTACTCGCCCTCGAACATTCCGCCCTCGTCCTGATACTCAGCATGAATATCAAATCCCATCTCGTGAAGCCTATCCCAAACAGGAGTAGGTGGTGCCCATGCCGTCCAACAACGGAACGAAAAGTATTTTATATCACGCTCAACAGTAGGCTCGTCACAAATCTCAGCCGCACAAATATCCCACTTCGTATTCCAATTGTCATTGCGCCAGTCATACCAGTTCGGACGACCATCCGCCTCGCACTTCTTGCGCTCCTCATCGCCCAATGCACCGTGGAACATGGTACTCGGTTCTGGGACCACGGCATTCAAAAACTTTTCTTCCTTGACCGCCTCGTACAGACGGTCAATTTCTTTTGGATTACCTGCTAGGTAAACATATTGATAACAATGATTAGGCATAATTTTTCTCCCTTCTACCAATCTAAAGATTTCTCATCACCAGTAATCGGGCAGTCAAAGTGACCGTCCGAACCAATGTCTTGCTTGTAATCTTCCTTGAGAACCTTGTAGAACTCTCTCTCGTTCTTCGCCTCAATCGTACCGAACATAGCACCGTAGTCGCTATCAAAACAAAAATGATACTCTTCCATTACACTTCCCCCAGTTCATCATGTAACCTACTGATAATCGCGCCCAGTGCTGAACCCAAATGCTTGCGGTCACAATTCAAGACCACATCATTAACGTCATAGGCACTCGGATCTCGGTACTCTTGATTAGCACTGCATGACTGAGAGTGAGCATTACGCTCCTCGATCATCTCTTGCTCTGCTTCGAGGACGATCTCACCGCTTATCATGCACCTACCCAAGTTTGGGTCTCGCAAACAATTGTGCAAGTTTAAGAACTCAAGCATCTCCGTCTTCGAGGTGGGAACATCGATCTCCCACCAGTCCTTACCAAAAGCTTTCTTCGCATCCGATTGGGTCCCTGCCCAACCACCTTTTTGATCATAGTATAATCTCATAACTTCCCCCTACTCAGTAAAGCATAAATCAAAACTGTAGTACGGCTCACAATAGCCCCACTTACAAAACGGCATCTGCAATGATGCATGAACCGCCCACTCGAATGGCCCTGCCTCAAAACAAACACGCCAATTTCTACCGTAACCTCGAACCTCGTTCTGCTCTGGGTTGTCGATACGAACCTCAATGTCAGGATCAAACCCAACATCCTCGCACCACTTGCGTAATGCCTTGTACAAACCCTTCGCGGCATTGGCCTTGGTCTTATACTTCTCGGGGTTCCAATCTATAACCATGGTCCCCTCTTCCATACAATCAACTTTTAACATTTGTTTTTCCCTTTGATTTGTTTTCTACAAACAAACTACTTTTATTTTACACACAACACAACCCTTTTATTGGTTTGAGGACAAAAAATTCATATATGCCACACAGCCAGAGATTTTTTTTTTTTTTTTTTTTTGCATTCAAATTCACTGTCTTTTCTGTCCTAAGTGTCCTAAACCAAAGTATACTTGAGAAAAACTGCCCTGTATCTGGGACACTTGTAGGACAGTTGGGACACTTTTGTAGAGAAAACCCCTATATAGAACTGATTGATAAAAATTATTTCTTGGATTAGGTTGGGATAAACATACAAATGGGGATCGTATGCCGAGCATAAAAAAGAAGATCGAAGAAGAACACAACCGTCAGTTAACAAACCGCCAGATGACTTTTGCTAGACACATTGTGGAAGGCATCTATTCGAACGCAGAATGTGCAAGGAAGGCAGGGTATGCCACTGACCTAGCAAAGAAACAGGCTTCTGTTTTACTGAATGGTCGGGACTATCCCCATGTTCTGGAATATATCCAAGAGATTAGAGAAGAACGCGAGAGAAGATATGGAGTGTCCACCATTGGGCAACTCGAAAGATTACATAAATTATCTCTTGGTGCTGAAGATGCAGGACAATTTTCTGCGGCAATTAACGCTGAGAAAATTAGATCTGCATTAGGTGGTTTGACTATTGATCGAAGAGAAACAATCAACACCATCGATCAACTGTCTCGAGATGAAATCACTGCTCGACTGGCTCTTTTGCAGAAACAATATCCTCAAGCGTTTGTAATCGATGGAACAGCGGAGGATGTAACAGATGAGCAAGGGACCAGAGTCGAACTTTTGGAAGCAGATACGCAATAATCTACCAGAAAAATGTTTTGCTACACGGATTGAGAACAAGCATGGGGGCGGTGTTCCTGATGTTCACATGGTTTGGGATGGCAAAGCCTTTTGGTTTGAGTTGAAAGTAACCAAAGGAAACGCAGTTAACATCAGCCCTCATCAAGTTGCTTGGAATATGGCATACTACGCTCGAGGAGGCTCAAATTTTTACTTAGTAAAGAGGGCCGTGGACAACCATCTATTTTTATTTGAGGGTGATCAGGGGCCATCTCTGAGCCAGAGCGGTATATCGGGGGCCGAGGGCCATGAATTTGCGGATCTTGCGGCTCTGTGGGATTTTCTTGCGGCTCGACTTGCGGCTCGAGGTGCGGCTTTTATACCTTGCGGCTCAACTGGCGAAATAAAAACCGCTCGAGCTTAGAGTTGAGTTGCTCGAGCGGTTGTAGTCCAGGCGGCGGAGGCAATAACCGCCTGGAATGTGTTTTAATGTTTTACTATCGCGATTGATTTTCCTTTGCTCGATCCCTTGCAAAGTTTGCAAGCGGTGCATTGCACCCGTCGCCCTGCTTCCTTCGATGCAGGACACAAGGCTTCGTTCTTTTTGTCTAGATCACCTAGATCTGCAATCACTCGGAATGTTCGGTTGCCTTGTTTCCATTGTGCAATTGCTTGGTCGTGATTGTCTGCGCTTTGCATTGCTATATCTGGACGCCAATTTGATTGATGAGTGTAGGCGGTCCATGTTGTGGCGTCTGTTAGTAGCTGTTCCCAAACGTGATTAGGGACGGCTGCTGGATCACCATAGGTTCCGATCCTTACGAAACGATTAAGGCCAAGTAAAATTCTGGACCATTGAAAATCGGCTTTTGGATATATGCCGCGCTTGTAAGATTTATAAACGATTGTTGGACCTTGTCCTAGGTTCACATAACAATCTCTCTTGATTGCTTGCTTGCGGTCGGGGTCCGTTGTGGGCGTTCCTTTAAATTTGCAATCCCCACAAATAGAAAAATCCTCGCCGCTTTTGGATGCTTCGAGCGGGCTTTTTCCGTCGTCGCATAAAATATAAGTTTGCAGGACCTTGCCTGTTTTTGTGTTTCGATCACTATAGGTTGCAATCGCTACAATTGGTTTACCATCCAATAGGCTTGGCCCCTTGTATATGATACCGTTTTTCATTTTGTTTTCCCTTTTTGTTAATGATTATTTGTACCATTTACACAAGTTAAACACAAGTAAATTGCCGCTCGAACTTGCGGCTTTGCGGCCTTGCGGCCCGACGGCGCGCCGTCGCGTCTCGGACCAAAGGTCCGAGACAAACAAACATGTGTGCGCTAGCACTCCATACAAAACCATAGGACCCAAGACCTTGTGTCGTGGGTCACATAGAGTATCCGAAGGATTCTATTTTAAAGTCGACTAAGCGGTAGAACCCGCCCCCTCGAGAGGGAACGGGCAGGAGGTATTAGATAATCCCCATCAGCACTGACGCTGAAGATAACGAGTTGGTGCTACAGCATTCACACCAGCCTTCATCTTGATCTGGCTCCATTTCGGTTGAGTAGTCGCAACCTTTGTTCATACATATTGAGGGCATCAAGCCATCGTTCATGTAATCTTCGACGAGACTGGAGGGACAATCGTACCCCCAGTCAGCGGTTAGTGTTCTTAGTTTACTCACGATACCATTCTCCTTTCCAAGGTTGATAATAAAAGCTATCGGGTGTGGTCATGGTGTACAGCATACCATCGCCAACCCAAGTTTTACTGAGTTCTAAGAGTTGCATTATCTTTGCTTCTCCCATCAGTTCTTCTTCTCTCTCCTCCCAGAGAGGTCTTTCACTTTCTATCTTCATTTGTTTTTCCCTTACGTTGGTTATTTTAGTTTATCAAACTCAGCGATTAGTTGATCATAGAGTTGAGCCGCCGCTTCTTTTCTATCAGCGTGTAGCATCATAAACATCATCTCGAGTTTAAACTTCAGCTTGTTGCCTAGAGTTGTCTCGGGTGGTTGATCCGTTTCAACTGCTTCGAATTCAATAGTTTTCATTCTGACGTTCCTTTTGTTTGAAGCCGAGGCCATTTAGCCCCGGCAGTTGATCTAGTCGTTAATCGTAATCGTAGCGGAGAAGTCTTTGTTATTTATCCACTGAGAAAACTTATCCTCGAAGTCATAATCTCCAACATAATCAGAGACGATTTCTTTGATCTGCCAATCATGATCATTGATGTCAAACTCATCCATCTTACCATCGACTATCATCTCGATGTCATAAGAATGATCATTGATGTCAAACTCAGGTGAGTGAGTGTCCATCTTGGCTTCGACCGCATCATCCACTAGCTTCTGGATGGACGGTGCGATAAGTTTTAAGACGTACTCTCCGAGGTGTTTTTCGAACTCCCCCTTGTTGGATGCGGCGTCTTCGATTAGATTAGTTGTGTTTAGATCTGACATGTTTACCTCCTTGTCAGTTAGTGGCGGGAACACCATGCCCCCGCCGATAGAAATTAGTATGGGATCTCATCGTTGAGCAGGTCTTCGACTTTCTCGACAACCTTCGGTTTGACTTTGTACTCAATTACTTCGTCAAACTGACCAGTGGTGTATTGACCTTCAGAACTCAGATCACGTCCGACACTACGAAGCATCTCGCGAATCTGTTTGTGCAACTCCAGCAGAGTACTGTATTTCTGCCAGTCCTCTCCATGTTCGACCATGAGGGTGTCCATTTCCTTCAGTTCCCTGATGGTGAACCTGCATGAGATCTCAGTTGATGATAGATCAGTGTAACCAATTTTAGCCATTATAGCCTCCTATAAAATTAACAAACACACACGATTCTTCGTGCGATGGCTCTTATCTCGCTACTCAAATGATCGTGCCGAGTCCCAGTTTACGCAGGACGAGGGAATCGTAAAGGAAGCCGAGCGTCCCCGCGAGGGCAGTCAGTG